CGGATACCCCGGAAGAGTGGCTTGATGAATTCAATACCTTTTCTATTTACCAGGTACTGCCTTCCATCATTGAACTCTGGGGTCTGAATGTGCAGACAGAGGTTGAATCTAAAAAAAACTTCGCCCAACTGACCGCCCGATGACAACACCTTTATTTCTTCTACGATGCGTACAGCTTGGAATAAGCATTCGTGACCTTGACCTTCTTACGATTGGTCTTGTAAACGATATGTACGCAGAGAACGGGAATGATGACTATAAGGGATATAAGGAACTGGCAACACAGGAAGACTTCGATAGATTCTGATTGAGAAATCAGCCTTTTTCTGCTATACTTTTCTATGGAAAAAGGCTGATGTTTGTCAGCGACAAATTTGAATTTGAGGAGGTAATAAGATGACAGCATATATGAGATTAAGATAATACTGCGAGTTGTGTTGCGGTACATCCGTATTACATAACTCGCTTTCGGGCAAGACTGTAATAATGGAGGATGTAATGAATAAAATTAGTAGATTTAATGACAGCGAAAAGATTTTTCGTTGTCCAATATGTAAACGAAAGTTAAAGTTGGTAGGTAATAGTTTGCTGTGTAGTAATAAGCATTGTTTCGATATTTCTAAATTAGGATATGTGAATCTTGTACTAAATCAAAAGCAATCAAAGCATTATAGCAAAACTTCTTTTGAAAGCAGAATGGATATTTTAGAAAAAGGATATTATTCACATATTCTTACAGAGATAGCACATATATTGAGCAAGCTTAAAAACATAGCAACTATTCTTGATGTCGGATGTGGTGAAGGATATTATTCCAGAAAAATCAAAGAACTATTCCGAGCAGACATAGTTGCTTTTGATATTTCCAAAGATGCAATTTCCCTTGCTTCAAAAAAAGATGGTAGTAATTCTATAAAGTGGTTTGTAGGTGATTTGGGAAATATGCCTATCATAGACCACTCAATAGACTGCATACTGGACATTTTTACACCTGCTAACTATTCGGAGTTCAATAGAGTTCTGACGGATAAAGGCTATATTGTAAAGGTTATACCTGGTAATAGACATCTGCTGGAGTTCAGAAACATTGCAAAAGAACATTTGAAAAATCAAGAGTATTCCAATGAGAATGTGATTAACTATTTTAAGAAGCAGTATTCTGTTATTTACCAAAAAAGGGTTTCAGCAACATATGAAATGCCTTTAGAGGATATTAAATTTTTTGCAGACATGACTCCACTGTTATTCCAAGTAGATAAAGCTAAGATTGATTTCAAAAAGCTAAAAACTTTGACGATTGATGCAGAGATATTTGTGGGAAGTCTATAACGCTTGAAACTTTCAGTTTTTCAAAGTGAATCATAAGTAAAATATATGTATAGGCATCAATCCTTGAATGGGTTGGTGCTTTTTTCATGCTCGGAGAAATCCGGGCATTTTTTATGCCTAAATTTAGGAGAGAGGAGGAAACCTATGGCAAGTAGAATACAGGGTATTACTGTTGAGATTGGTGGGGATACCACTAAGCTGCAGACTGCCCTTAAGGGTCTGAACGGAGAAATCAAATCCACACAGACGGCTCTTAAGGATGTTGAGAAATTATTGAAAATGGATCCGGGTAATACAGAACTTCTTGCACAGAAGGAAAAACTCCTGGCACAGGCTGTTGATGAAACAAAACAGAAATTGGAAACATTAAAGACGGCAGCCGAACAAGCGAATACTGCACTTGCGAATGGAGATATTTCACAGGAGCAGTACGATGCCCTTCAAAGGGAAATCGTGGAAACAGAACAGAAATTAAAGGAACTTGAGACACAGGCAAATCAGTCGGCTACGGCAGTACAGAAGATTGCCGCCACGGGAGAATCATTAAAAACTACTGGTGACAATATCTCCAATGCCGGAAAGAAACTTCTCCCGGTAACAGCTGCCGTGACTGGACTTGGAACAGCATCGGTCACAACGGCTGCGAACTTTGAAAGTTCCATGAGTCAGGTGCAGGCTACAATGGGAATCACAAAAGATTCTATGTCTACCCTTGATGGACAGAGCGTCAATACGATGGATGCTCTGTCAAATCTTGCAAAAGAAATGGGTGCATCCACAGCGTTCTCTGCAACAGAGTGTGCCGAGGCTTTAAACTATCTTGCTCTTGCAGGTTACAGCACACAGGAAATGGCAGATACGCTTCCTACAGTACTTAACTTGGCAGCGGCAGGTGGCATTGACCTTGCATCAGCATCGGACATGGTAACGGATGCCATGTCAGCCCTTGGAATGGAAACTGCCGAGGCTGATACGATGGTAGACCAGATGGCAAAGACGGCTTCTACCACCAATACATCCGTTGCACAATTAGGAGAAGGTATTCTTACTATTGGTGCAACAGCAAAATCCATAAAGGGTGGAACGGCAGAACTTAATACGGCACTTGGTATTCTTGCAAACAACGGTATTAAAGGAGCAGAGGGTGGTACACACCTTCGAAATATTATCCTGTCCTTGCAGAACCCAACAGATAAGGCAGCCGCCCAAATGGAGGCACTCGGTGTGTCTGTATATGACTCCGAGGGAAATATGCGTTCCATGAATGATATCCTTGGGGATTTGAATACAAGCATGGAGGGTATGACTTCCGAAGATAAGGCAAATATCATATCCACCATTTTCAATAAGACTGACCTTTCTTCCGTGAATGCTTTACTTGCCAATACGGGGAGTACATGGGACAGTTTGCAGTCATCCATTGAAAACAGTGCTGGCGCAGCACAGCAGATGGCAGACACACAGCTTGATAATTTACAGGGGCAGTTAACATTACTTAAGTCAGCTCTCGAAGGGCTGGCTATTTCTTTTGGTCAGTTACTGATGCCTGCATTAAAAAGTATCGTGGGTGCGGTGCAGAAGGTAGTTGACTGGCTGAATTCCCTTGATGAAGGTACAAAGAAAGTCATTGTCACGGTTGCACTTGTAGCCGGGGCATTGGGGCCGGTGCTTATTGTGGTGGGGAAGGTAATCTCTGCCGTTGGTACGATTATGACGATTGTTCCGAAGATTGCCGGGGTTATCAATACTGTAAAAACAGCTTTTATGGCCTTAAATGCCACGATGCTTGCAAATCCGATAGTGCTGATTGTCGCAGCCATTGTTGCTCTGATAGCAATCTTTGTAGTGCTTTGGAATAAATGTGAAGGTTTTAGAAACTTCTGGAAAGGACTGTGGGAAGGTATCAAGAATATCGTATCTACAGTTGTGGAGGCACTTAAGGGTTTCTTTACCGGGGTTATCGATTTTGTGAAAAATAACTGGCAGGCATTACTTTTGATGCTTGTGAATCCGTTTGCCGGGGCATTTAAGTTGTTGTATGACAACTGCGAAGGGTTCAGGAACTTCATCAACGGAATTCTTGAGAAGATTAAGACAGCACTCACAAATGCGTGGACGGCCATTACAACAGGGATACAGACTGCTTGGAATGCAATATCAAGTTTCTTTACTACGATTTGGGAAGGAATCAAGAATATTTTCTCAACAGTTCTTGAGGCAATTAAGACAGCTATTACCACCTATATCAATGCGTACAAGACTGTCATAACCATGGTATTCAATGCGATTAAAACTGTAATCACTACGATTTGGAATGCCATTAGTACCTTCTTTACAACCATACTGAATGCCATTAAAACTACATTTACAACGGTATGGAATGCAATAAAGACGGCAGTCACAACGGTAGTGAATGCCATAAAGACGGTAATCACAACAGTATGGAATGCGATAAAGACAGCAATTACAACTGTGATGAATACCATAAAGACAACCATTTCTTCTTTATGGAATGGTATCAAGACAACCATCACAACTATTGTGAATGGTATCAAGACCACGGTGTCAACTGTATTTACGAACATTCTGAATGCGATTAAGAATACTGTGGGTAAGATTGCATCGACAATCAAGAGTGGATTCCAAACGGCTATCAGTTATATTACAAGCCTTCCTTCACAGGCACTTAAATGGGGTAAGGATATGGTAATGGGAATCGTAAATGGTATCAAGAGTTGCCTTGGTGCTGTTGGTGATGCCGTAAAGAGTGTGGCTGATAAGATTAAGGCTTTCCTTCATTTCTCCGTGCCGGATGAGGGACCTCTTACAGAGTATGAGTCTTGGATGCCTGACTTCATGAGTGGACTTGCTAAAGGTATCGAAAAGAGCAAAGGTGTGGTAGCAAAAGCAGTAGAAGGTGTATCCCAGGATATGGTCATCAATCCGAATGTGAATGCAACCTCGGCTGCAATGGAAAGTACATCGACTTCATCAGCACAGAATACAGCAAGCATTGTTGGAGCAATTCGAGAGGCTTTTGCCAATATGAATACAAATGGTGGAGATACCGTTATCCCGGTTTATATTGGTGGAACTATGATTGATGAGATTATTGTTAATGCACAGCAGAGAGCGAATTTAAGAAGTGGAGGTAGATAAGTATGGCATTTGTACAGTATCTGAAGTTTGGATATGAAAACATACCTACCCCGGATTCCTATGGCATTTCTCTTACGAATGTGGAGGCAGATTCTTCGGGAGAAACAGAGGCCGGAACAACACAGAGAGATTTGGTAAGGACTGGAGTGGTTAACATTTCAGTCTCTTTTTCTGTGACTGCCACTTGGCTTAAGAAACTGTCTGCATATTCAAAGCTGAGTAAGATTGACGTCACATATTTTGATACGACAGAACTAGAGGTAAAGCAGACTGAAATGTATATTGAAGGGTTCAAAGCAAACCTTGAAAAAGACACTTCCCGTAAGGGATTGTGGAAAGTATCATTTGAACTTAAGGAATTTTAGGAGGTGGAATCGTGTTTGCTGTATCTGAAAAATTCAGAAATGCGATAAAGCAGAATACAAGGAAATATGAGTGGCACGGCACGATTACAACCAAGGGTGGGAAAAACTATGATTTCACATCCAAGGATATCGTAAAAGGATCTGGATATATCAAATGGCAATGCTGTTCTGATTCAGAGATTGAACTTGGAACA